TTCAGGTGTGAACCTGAATACTTAGTGGACACTATTACTTCTGACACAGACGCTTGCACAGATGTGCTAGCGGAGATATCAGAGTACATCAGATCGAATCCTAAAGTTATGAAGGTATTACCTTCTGAGCTCTTGGATCCGAGACTAGTACTTAGTAATAAAGCAGGACCAAACGGTCCCGCGAGTATTACATGTCTTCAAGATCTAGCTGCCTTAAGGCAGCCAGGTAATGAAGAACTATATCAAACTATTAATAATTTTATCAAAGATAAACTTATTAGAGTTGATATGGATAAGTATGAAAGTCCTAGTGGAGAGTTTAAACACTCTAAACTAGTCCTACTATCAGATAAGGCGTGTAAAACACGTGTTATCGCGATAGCAGATTGGTGGTCTAATGTATGTCTTTCAGGTATCCATGATACCTTTATGAAAGCATTAAATAGACTACCAAATGATGTGACGTTTCACCAAGATAAGATACCAAACCTTATAAAAGGTATGGGATCTTACCTATACACTTCCGATATGACGGCTTTCACCGACAGATTCCCAATTGAATTGGAAACTGAAGTTGTAAGCTCGAAATACGGAGCCGTAATAGGTAAGTTATGGAGAACGGTATTGACACATAGGGAGTTTTACCACAAGAATGGTAATGTAACCTATAAAGTTGGTAACCCAATGGGCTTATTAAGCTCATGGGCAGTATCAACTTTCACACACCATGTTGTTAAAGCATGGTGCGCACATAAGTGCGGGATTAAGTACGAAGAATATAAGTACCTAATTCTGGGTGACGATACGCTAGATTCTAGAGAGGATGTATATAATTTATATATACAAACAATCCAGAAACTAGGTGTTTCCATATCTACTTCGAAATGCACCGTAAGCGAATCCGGCTATGCCGAGTTTGCAAAACGTCTTTTCAGTCCCGACGGAGAGGTAACTGGGTTACCAGTCCATCTCTTGAGTGGGTTGAAAAGTAACCCTGAACAAGTTCTTGAACTTGTCAGGATATGCAGATCGAGAGGGTACGAGGATTCTATTCTCGGCCCGGCCTTGGAGAAACTACTATCAGAGGGATTCATTTCTGAACCTAAGATGGTAGCTGATATCCTAAGTTTACCAGAAGCCATGACGGGTGCGCC